ACCAGCTTAAGCAAAGTCCTTTAACCAATTTTGATAAGTTTTAAATTGATAAAGATGCTTATCTTGTTTCTCTTGGTTATATGAAGGTACAAAGCCTGGGAGTGATCTAGCTTCTGCCTCTAAATTGGATAGCTCTTTTCGAGACAACTTAAGGAAGTCTTTGATATACTTATCCCCTTTTCCCACAAAATTAGTGTACCAATTAAATAATGGATGATCACATGTATTTTCACAAATCATCAAATTACGAATTGTTTCCATGTAAGCATTCCATTTCTTCGGATTATGCCAGCGTTCTGGGAACAATAATGAATTAGTCGCTAACATAATGGGATATACCCCTCCCAAAGAATTTTCAACAAAATAGTTTCTATAATAATACCTTTGTAAATAGTGAGCCTTTACTTTTGATACAAGTTGTTTATCTGCATTAGCCGTCATGCCTAATTTACCAGCTAATGAGCTAAATTCTTTAGCAGCGCATGTGACAGACCATTTAACTTTTGCCACACTATCGTCACCCTGATTCATATTTTTGAATGCTTTAGCGAGTTCCCACATTACTTCATCGAAGATTGTTTCTGCTCCATTAGTATAACCGCTGCCAGATGGCATACCGTGTTCTTTATCGGTCTGGTATATCGAGCCGTCCTCTAAACTAAAGAGCACCGGAACATTTGAAACCCAACTAGCTATCTCGTCAAGTTCCTTCCAGTAGGTCGGCTGAAACGCTTCTTTGATTACGCTAAAGATTTCTCTTACGCACGCAGCATTGAATCTCTGATCCATTCCGGTAAAATCTGTGGATATGATTGTATCATATGGAAGTTTATCTTCTTCCTCAGGTGATTGCTCCAAGGCTCTATAATTAAAGAGTTGCTGTTTGGGTTCATCAGTAATTCCGAATATTGACTTGGTGATTGCCTCACGTACGTAATCGTTCCCTTCCCAAGCAGTAAGGGATGATAAGCCTAGTTTACGAAGTTGATCCATCAGTGGAAATAAATATTGTTGCTCTTTAACATTAGTAGCCATAGAAGCCATAAATATAAAGCGGGTCTTCCCTCTTGTACTCCGTTCTGCTAAAAAGGCTGGTTGCTTCCACAATTCTGTAGTATTACAGAGTCTCTCAACAGTATTAATTACTTCTGGATTGTGACGCTTTTCGAACACGTGGCCTGGTACGAAACCGCAGTTTGTTGACAACTGACCATTCTTTCTCAACTGTTCGATCACACTTCGTGTAGAAGCAGGGCGTAATCTGCGTTTGAAGTTAAACTTCTTAATTACAGCTTGTTTCGCCGCAAGCCATTCTTTAGATTTAAAGGTGTCGGATTGAGCTTCGAGATTAGGTATAACTTCTGCTCTTTCTTTAGTATATAAGCCAAAATATTCACAGAGTTTTGGCATTAATTCACCTATCGCAGGATGTCCGCCTTGTGGTCCTACTTTTGACTCGTATTCTAAGTCATCCAGGGCGATTTTCTCCATCAAATCTCCGCCTTTTGCGAGGGCTCCAAGTTGGGCGCGGACTTCGGATAGTACCTCCTCTGGAGTACGAGAAGAATACCATTTGGCTCGCTCAGTCGGGGCTTGTTCTTGAGCAAGGCGTTTCATAAAGGGGATGGCATTGACACTCTTTTGAAGTTCATTATACCATGCGCTATTAATGGTTTTACCAATCAATCTAGCATAATAGCTAGATTTTCTGTTATTTGGTATGAGGTTACTCATCGTTACATTATCCTCGCTGAATACATCGCTAGCGGCTTCACGGTTCTGTGGGTGTATATCCATTTTTACTTTATCAGCTTCAAATGAACAACTAGGTAAAACACAGAATGCAGATGCTACTACTAATAGCATCATTAAAAAGCAATTTAATTTGGGTATCATCATAGCATCCTCCTTCCTAAGCGGGTAGCTACTTAACTGACTTATCTTCAATTTAACTTTGAAGAACATTTATTCAGGTGACTGACACGATAGCCACCTGATTGTTGATGGATATTAATCTATCCAGTAGGGTTTATGATCAGAAATTAGGTCTTTTCGATCACCAACATGAAGTCTTAACCATTCAATTAAATCTAACAATGTTTTGGTGTCATCAAAGTAACCTTTCAAAGCTACATTCATCATGTCTTGATCTTCGGAAATAATTCCTTCACGAAGTACACTCATGTGTTTAGATAAACTGACATGTAATTGCTCAACTAATTTAGTTGTTTGAATAGCAATAGCTTCTTCTTGTGTCACTGATCTTTCTACATCATCAACTATTAATTTTTCGTTTTCTGTACTCATTATAAGAGCCTTTCATTGAAAAATTACAAAAGAAACGAGAACTCCACACAAATTCTCTAAATGTTT